CACACCACAAACGCCCTTAAAGGAGGATAAACAGCATGCTAACGGGAAGATTCGGGATTGAGATCGAGTTCACGGGCATCACCAGAAGCGAGGCGGCGCGCATCGCGGCGGAACACCTCGCCGGAACGGTGACGAGCGCAGCCGACACCTACGACACCAAGAAGGTCACAGCACCGGACGGCAGGGTCTGGAAGTTCATGAGCGACGGCAGCATCACCTGCCAAATGAGGCAAGGACGGCAGCGGGTTCCGGCCAGCCGCGAATACAGCGTGGAGCTGGTCAGCCCCATCCTCACCTACCGCGAGGACATCGCCACCCTGCAGGAGCTGGTGCGCAAACTGCGCAAGGCCGGAGCCTTCGCGAGCGCCACCTGCGGCATCCACCTCCACCTTGACGGGGGAAGCCACACGCCGCGCAGCATCCGCAACTTCGTGAACATCATCGCCAGCAAGAATGACCTTTTCTACAAAGCGCTGCAGATTGCGCCGGAGCGGATGAGCTACTGCAAGAAGATGGACAGCCTGCTGGTGGAGAAGATGAACCGCAGAAAGCCCAAAACCCTGCGGGCGATTGAGGAGATCTGGTACGAGGGCTACAGTGAAAGCCGCGACCGGCATTACCACCACAGCCGCTACCACTTCCTCAACCTGCACAGCTTTTTCACCGGCAACCGCACGGTGGAGCTGAGAGGCTTCAACAGCGAGCTTCACGCGGGAAAGATCAGAAGTTACATAGTCCTCGCCCTGGCTTTGAACCACCAGGCGCTGACGCAAAAATGCGCCTCGGCGAAAAAGCCCCAGGCCGAGAACGAAAAGTTCGCCATGCGGACCTACCTAAACCGCATCGGCTTCATCGGCGAGGAGTTCGCCAACTGCCGGGAGCACCTGACCGCACACTTAAACGGCTCGGCGGCCTGGCGGTTTCGGGCGGCTTGAGCCGCCCCCGCAGCCAAAGAGCAAGGAGGGCATAGACAATGGATAATCGCAACAAGCTGTACATCGCCTACGGTTCCAACTTAAACCGGGAGCAGATGGCGGACAGATGCCCCACGGCGAGGGTGCTGGGGGCAAGCATGATGGCTGGCTGGCGGCTCCTGTTCCGGGGCGCGCGCGAAAACGCGGTGGCGACGGTGGAGCCTTGCCCAAGCGGCAGCGTCCCTGTGCTGGTCTGGGAGATCACCCAGGCTGACGAAGTGGCGCTCGACCGCTATGAGGGCTGGCCGTTCTTTTACCGCAAGGAAACGGTGAAAGTAGAGCTAAACGGCAAGACAGTCAGCGCGATGGTGTATATCATGAACGAGGGCAGGCCGCTGGGGCAGCCAAGCTGCTATTATTACTCGGTTATCCTCGAAGGCTACAGGGACGCTGGCTTCGATGTGGAGATCCTGCGCCAGGCGACCATCGATTCGGCGGAAACGGAGGAAACCGCCCATGAATGAAACGATAAAGGAGCAAATACTCTCCATCCGGGACAGCGGCGTCACCAATATGTTTGACCTGCCGCGCGTTCAGCACGAAGCCTATGTGCGCGGCTTTTACGAACTTGTGCTGTACCTGGAGGAGCACAAAGCCGAGTACAGCCGGTTTATCCTGACGGGCGATGCGGATGAGAGAAAATAGCTGACAGTAAATATATAAACAGGAAACAAGGGCTTCTTCGTGAGGCTCTTTTCTTTTGCTCAAACAAGGAGGCGGGCCTATGCGCAAACTGAAAAAATACAGGCCGACCTCCTTCATGGCGGAAGGCTCATACTACGACAAGGCCGCCGCCGATTACGCCGTTTCTTTTATCGAAGCCCTCTCCCACACCAAAGGCGCCTGGGCGGGGAAGCCCTTTGAGCTGATCGACTGGCAGGAGCAGATTGTCCGCGACATTTTCGGCATCCTCAAACCCAACGGCTGCAGGCAGTTCAACACGGCCTATGTGGAGATCCCCAAAAAACAAGGCAAGTCTGAACTGGCCGCCGCCATCGCCCTGCTGCTTACGTGCGGCGACGGCGAGGAACGCGCCGAGGTGTATGGCTGCGCCGCCGACCGCCAGCAGGCCTCCATCGTGTTCGAGGTGGCGGCCGATATGGTGCGGATGTGCCCGGCGCTGTCAAGGCGAGTGAAGTTACTCGCTTCCACAAAACGGCTGGTATACCTGCCGACCAACAGCTTCTACCAGGTGCTGAGCGCGGAGGCGTACTCCAAGCACGGTTTCAACATCCACGGCGTGGTGTTCGACGAATTGCACACCCAGCCTAACCGCAAGCTCTTTGACGTAATGACCAGAGGCTCCGGCGACGCGCGGCGGCAGCCGCTGTACTTCCTGATCACCACGGCGGGAACGGACAACCAGAGCATCTGCTACGAGACGCACCAGAAGGCCAAAGATATCCTCGAAGGCAGGAAGCGCGACCCCACCTTCTATCCCGTGATCTACGGGGCGAAGGAGGACGACGACTGGACTGACCCCAAGGTGTGGAAGAAAGTGAACCCAAGTTTAGGCATTACGGTGGGCATCGACAAAGTGAGGGCGGCTTGTGAAAGCGCGAAACAGAACCCCGCCGAGGAGAACAGCTTCCGGCAGCTGCGCCTGAATCAATGGGTCAAACAGGCCGTCCGCTGGATGCCGATGGCGAAGTGGGACGCCTGCGCCTTCCCGGTGGATGGGGCAAGCCTCGAGGGGCGGGTCTGCTACGGCGGGCTTGACCTCTCCTCCACTACCGACATTACCGCCTTTGTGCTGGTGTTCCCGCCGGAAGATGAGGACGACAAATACAGCGTCCTCCCCTTCTTCTGGATGCCGGAGAACAATATCGGCCTGCGGGTGCGGCGAGACCATGTGCAGTACGACCTCTGGGAGAAGCAGGGATATTTGCTGACCACCGAGGGGAACGTGGTGCATTACGGCTTCATTGAGCGCTTCATTGAAAACTTAGGCGAAAAGTATAACATCCGCGAAATCGCCTTTGACCGCTGGGGCGCGGTGCAGATGGTACAGAACCTTGAGGGGCTGGGCTTTACCGTCGTCCCCTTCGGGCAGGGCTTTAAAGACATGAGTCCGCCCACCAAGGAGCTGATGAAGCTGACGCTGGAGGAAAGAATCGCCCACGGCGGGCATCCGGTGCTGCGCTGGATGATGGACAATATCTTCATTCGCACGGATCCCGCCGGCAACATCAAACCGGACAAAGAAAAATCCACGGAACGAATCGACGGCGCGGTGGCGACCATTATGGCGCTCGACCGCGCCCTGCGCTGCGGCTCCGGCGATGGCGGCGCTTCAGTCTATGATGAGAGGGGGTTACTGATCCTATGAGCATATTCTCCCGGCTGTTCCGCACGCGGGATAGGCCGCAAAACCGCGTGGGCAGCGGGTTCTCCTTCCTGTTCGGCGGTACCGCCAGCGGCAAGATGGTCAACGAGCGGACAGCCATGCAGGCCACGGCGGTGTATGCCTGCGTGCGCATACTGGCCGAAGCTATAGCCGGGCTGCCGCTGCGCGTATACCGCTACAAAGCCGATGGCGGCAAGGAGAAAGCGGTGGGGCACCGGCTGTACTACCTCCTCCATAGCGAACCAAACCCGGAGATGACTTCATTTGTGTTCAGGGAAACGCTGATGAGCCATCTTCTGCTTTGGGGCAACGCCTACGCGCAGGTGATCCGGGACGGGCGCGGCCAGATAATGGCCCTCTACCCCCTGCTGCCGAACAAGATGGATGTGGCGCGAGCCGCAAACGGCGAACTGACCTATACCTACCGCCGCGACGCCGAGGAAAGCCGGATTAACCCTGACAGCGGGACGGTGACGCTGCGTCGGGACGAGGTCTTGCATATCCCCGGCCTTGGCTTTGACGGGCTGATCGGCTACTCGCCCATCGCCATTGCCAAGAACGCCATCGGCATGGCCATGGCCACGGAGGAATACGGCGCTTCCTTCTTCGCCAACGGAGCCAATCCGGGCGGCGTGCTGGAGCATCCGGGCGTCGTCAAAGACCCCAAAAGGGTGCGGGAAAGCTGGAATGCGGTCTATCAAGGCAGCGGCAACGCCCACCGCATCGCCGTGCTGGAAGAGGGCATGAAATTCCAGGCCATCGGCATCCCGCCGGAACAAGCGCAGTTTCTGGAGACACGCAAATTCCAGATCAACGAGATCGCCCGCATTTTCCGCATACCTCCGCACATGGTCGGCGACCTTGAGAAGTCCAGCTTTTCCAACATCGAGCAGCAGTCGCTGGAATTCGTCAAGTACACCCTCGACCCGTGGGTGGTGCGCTGGGAGCAGGCTTTGCAGCAGTCCCTCCTCCTGCCTTCGGAAAAGCCCCGCTACTTTGTGCGGTTCAATGTGGACGGGCTGCTGCGGGGCGACTACCAAAGCAGGATGGCCGGTTACGCCACGGGACGACAGAACGGCTGGCTGTCGGCGAACGACATCCGCGAACTTGAGGATATGAACTGCATCCCCGCCGAGGAGGGCGGGGACTTGTATCTGGTCAACGGCAATATGACGAAGCTGGCTGAGGCGGGCGTCTTTGCCAACCATCAACCGAAGGAGGTCAGCACATGAGGAAATTCTGGAACTGGGTGCGCAATTCGGACGAAGAGCGCACCCTCTAT